CCTAATCCACAAAACAAAGCTGAAGCATTAGCAACATTAGATCAAGCAATGGAGTTAGTAGGTCAAGGAAAAGATCCAGATGAGATTATAAGTATTCTTCAACAACTAAAGAAAACTAGAAGAGATAATGCTAAAGGTGGCTTAAATTATTTGATGGGACTATAATGTCTGAAGTAAATAAAATAGCAAACTACAATCAAATGATGTCTTGGTTAACAAGATCATCTAAACCTAAAACACAAGTAGCAGACTTAGTAGATGATTTAGAACCTGGTTCACTTAAAGATGAACTAAAAAAAGACTTTGATCCTTCTCAAGAAACTCACGAAGAATATTTACAAAGAAAAAATTTAGATAGACCTTTTAATGCACAAGATGGAGGTAGGGCTAATCTTGCAATAGGTGGTGGTGCAATTGAAGGTGAAGACCTAGGCACAAGAGAAGGTTTTGCAAAACCGGGACCTACAGCTTCTGGTGATATATCTGGAGTTTTAGAAGAATTAAAAACTTTAAAACCGGGAACTTCGGTAAATACTTATGGTATAGGTAAAAAATATAATGTTGCTCCTGCAACGGTTAGGGGACAAATACAAAGAAATTTTCCAGAACTAAAATTACAAACTAGAGAAGAAAGTGCAGTTAAAGCAACCGAAACAAGAAAAGAAATTTATAAACAAAAAAAATCAGATTTACCAATAGTAGAAACCAAGATTAGAGGTAAAGGTAAAGAATTTAGAAGAAAAGGTAGAGATGTAATAGGTGTTAGATGGCCTAATAAAGAAATGGAAGAAAATTACATAAAAGATTTAAAAGAAAAATATTCAGGTAAGTTAGGACAAAAAGGATTGACTAATACTAAACTTGCTGAAAAATACTTTGGCTCAAGTTCTCCAGGAGATATATCCCGAGTAGAAAAAATAAATAATTTTTTAACTAAAAGTTTAAATTTAAAATTTGAAAAAGCTGATCCAAATATTGCAAAAGAAAAAAGAAAAAGAAGATTGGATATTAATCAAGGTGGTAAAACTTTTAGAGGAACAGATAAAATTCCCTTTCATCACATTATGCCTATAGGTGGAGAAGTAGATTTAACTACTAAAGATGTAGGATTTATTAACAAACAAATGAATTCTAAACTAGCTCCATATAATACAAAATTAAATGACATTGCAGATGCAATTAGTAATCAATTAAATAATCAAGAACCTGGATATCTTGATAGAATAGATGAATTAAATAAAAATGCTGAACAAATAATTGAAAGTGTAAAAATAAGATTACCTAAAAAATATCAAAATTATATTGGATTTAATAGATTAGATCCTGTTACAGATGAATATGGAACACCTATCAATTTGAAAGTTACAAGAGTTGGTGTTGATGATTCAAAATCATTAGCGGGTAAAAGAGGAACTGCTCAGAAATTAGAAAACTTTACACAAAAAAGTCTTATGGACCAGATAAAAAATTTAAAAATAAAAGTACCTACATCTGATTTACTTGAATTAGGAAGTAAATTACCTGGACCATTTAAATTGCTAAAAGGTTTTGAAGATGGTGGAGTAGTAACTAGACAAAATTTAGGAAAAGGTTATTTAGCAGGAGGTATTAGAAGTTTAGGTAAAAAATATAAAGGCTCAACTTTAGAAGCTATTTTAGATAATCCAAAATTAATGGGAACAGAAATTGGATATGAAGGCCTTGCAGAAATATTTAGATTATTAGGATTATATTCAGTAGGTGGCCGTGTAGGTTTTGCGGACGGACCTGATGATCCTTCAAAAAGAAAGTTTATGAAGATTGCTGGAGGTATTGCATCTATTCCTATTTTAGGTAAATTTTTAAAACCCGCTGTAAAAGTTGCTCCCGTTGTCGCTGAAACAGTTAGAAGAAGCGCTGAAGGTATTCCTGCTTTTATAAGTGATCTTATTGCTAAAGTTAAATTAAAAGCTGAAGCAACGGGAATGAAATATTTTACTGGTAACAGAGCAGATGAATTTACTATGGTACACAAAGCAGATAACTATGTTGTTTCTGAACAAGGTAATAAAACAATTATTAGAGAAGTAGATCAAGATGGAGATATGCTTTACAAAGAAAATCAAATAGAAATAGAAGTCGACCCTGAGACCGGAGGCGTGACTTACAGAGAAGCAAGCGCTAGACCTGATGCAGAAGGCAAGCTTAAAGATGTTGAAGAATATATTGAAGACGATGATTTAGAAAACATGAGAAAATATACTTATGATGAATAAATACCCGAAGAAACACCTATTACCCCCTGAGTCCGGACCCCTGCCTCAGGGCTTGAATATTAAGTATAATACTGTTAAAACAGTCAAACAATCTGGAGAAAAAATAAATGGCGGATATAGACAAAGCACTTCCAAACGAAGTCAGAAAAGAATTTGAAATTCCTGGAGAAGAGGAAATACAAGAACAAGTAATTGAAGAAACTGAAACACAAGAAGAATCTCTTGGTCCAGTTGATATTCAAGAAAATGAAGATGGATCCGTTGATATAAATTTAGATCCAGCTGCCGCAACTCCTGAAGGCGGTGATGAGCATTATGCAAACCTTGCAGACTTTTTACCCGATGATGTATTAGGTAGATTAGGTTCAGATTTAAATTCCAAATACATGGATTACATTTCTTCTAGAAAAGAATGGGAGAGAACTTATATTCAAGGTCTAGACCTTTTAGGTTTTAAATACAATAATAGAACTGAACCTTTTCAAGGAGCTTCAGGTGTAACTCACCCCGTTCTCGCAGAAGCAGTTACTCAATTTCAAGCATTAGCTTATAAAGAATTATTACCAAGTGATGGTCCGGTTAGAACTCAAGTAATGGGTTTATCTACACCAGAAAAATCTCAACAAGCACAACGTGTTAAAGATTTTATGAATTATGAAATCATGGAAAAGATGAAAGAGTATGAACCAGAGTTTGATCAAATGTTATTTAATTTGCCATTAGCCGGTTCTGCTTTTAAAAAAGTTTACTATGATGACATGGAACAAAGAGCAGTATCAAAATTTGTTCCAGCAGATGATTTAATTGTTCCGTACACAGCTACCTCATTAGACGATGCGGAAGCAATTATTCATCGAATAAAAGTTTCAGAAAATGATTTAAGAAAACAACAAGTAGCAGGTTTTTATAGAGACATAGACTTAGCTAAACCTGATAGCAAAGAATCTGATATTGAAAAAAAAGAACGAGAGTTAGAAGGTACATCTAAAACTAAAGATGAAGATGTATATACATTATTAGAATGTCATGTGGATTTAGATTTAGAAGGTTTTGAAGATGAGAATCCAGAGACTGGTGAGCCCTCAGGAATTAAAATACCTTACATCGTAACTTTAGAAGAAGGGTCACGAGAGATTTTATCTATTAAAAGAAACTATGAAGTAGGAGACCCATCAAAAAATAAAATACAATACTTTGTACACTTTAAATTTTTACCAGGATTAGGTTTTTATGGTTTTGGTTTAATTCATATGATTGGTGGATTATCACGTACTGCAACAAGTGCACTTAGACAATTATTAGATGCAGGGACTCTATCTAATCTACCTGCTGGATTTAAACAACGTGGTATTAGAATTAGAGATGATGCACAATCAATTCAACCAGGTGAATTTAGAGATGTAGATGCACCCGGTGGTAATTTAAGAGATTCGTTTATGATGTTACCATTTAAAGAACCATCACAGACTTTATTATCATTAATGGGTGTAGTAGTTCAAGCAGGTCAAAGGTTTGCTTCAATTGCAGATTTACAAGTTGGTGATGGAAATCAACAAGCGGCGGTTGGAACTACAGTTGCTCTTTTAGAGCGAGGAAGTAGAACTATGTCTGCGATTCACAAAAGAATTTACTCAGCTTTGAAAAATGAATTTAGAATCATGGCTAGAGTATTCAAGTTATATCTACCTCAAGAATATCCGTATGATGTAGTTGGGGGTCAAAGAATGATTAAACAACAAGACTTTGATGATAGGGTAGATATATTGCCAGTTGCTGACCCCAATATTTTTTCTCAAACACAGCGTATTTCCCTCGCGCAGACGGAACTCCAACTGGCACAATCAAATCCGCAAATGCATAATCTGTATCAAGCGTATAGAAACATGTATGAAGCATTAGGTGTAAAAAATATTGATGCTGTTTTAATTAAACCAATGCAACCAATGCCAAAAGATCCGGCGTTAGAACACATTGATGCTTTAGGTGGTAAACCTTTTCAAGCATTTCCTGGACAAGATCATAGATCACACATAACTGCACACTTAAATTTTATGGCAACGAACATGGCTAGAAACAATCCAATGGTTATGGCAAGTTTAGAAAAGAATATTTTTGAACATATTAGTCTAATG